ACGCACATCCCAAAGGAATCAAGACATCAGATTGTGTTGTTCGAGCAATTGCAACAGCAACCAACACGGATTACTTAGAGTGTCGTAGGGAATTGAATCGAAGAAAACGAGAACTCGGATATTCAAGTTACAAAGATACGAAGTTCTTATATGATTATTTGAAGGATTATCCAAGACTGATTTTTAAAGCAATCAAAGGTGAACCGAGAATCAAAGGTAGCGACTTTACAGAGTTACATCCTAAAGGAACATACATCCTAAAAATGGCTGGACACATTTCAGCATGCATCGATGGAGTTATACTTGATACTTGGGATTGTACATACCGTTCTGTATACACAGCATGGGAGATAACAAAATATGAACTGGAGCGATAAGCTCCTTTTTTAGTCGTTAATAAAGGAGATATAGGTTTATGCAAATAATAACAAGTGAATCAGTATTTAGTGGACATCCGGATAAGGTTTGCGACCAAATCAGTGATGCAATACTAGATGCGATTTTAGAACAAGATAAAAACGCACGAGTAGCAGTTGAAACAGCTATCAAAGATGATTTAGTACTTGTCTTTGGAGAAGTCACAACAACTGCGAAAGTAGATTATGCAAATATAGTAAAACAAAAACTTAAAGATATTGGGTATATAGAGAATTTTGTAGTCATGGAAAAGATAAGCAAACAATCTGCTGATATTGCTCTTGGTGTCAATTCAACTGAATCACATGAACAAGGTGCAGGAGATCAAGGGATTATGTTTGGCTATGCATGTAATGAAACACAAGAATTCATGCCATTACCGATTATGTTAGCGAATCAAATCTCAAAGGAAATGGATAATATCCGCAAAGAGAAATATTCCCATATCTTTGGACCTGATGGGAAATGTCAGGTGTCCGTTGGTTATGAAAATGGTAGACCTAAGAAAGTACAAACAATTATTGTTTCAGCTCAAACACAACCTGGAGTATTCTTAGAACAAGCAGAAGACATAATCATCAATGAAGTGTTAACTAAAGTATTTGATTTCGATACAATCATAGATGCTGAAGTATTAATCAATCCTACAGGAGAGTTTGTGATTGGTGGTCCTTATGCTGATTCTGGATTAACAGGTAGAAAGATTATTGTAGATACTTATGGTGGTTACGCTAAGCATGGCGGAGGAGCTTTCTCAGGCAAGGACGTAAGCAAGGTTGATCGCAGTGCGGCTTATTATGCTAGATACGTAGCAAAGACCGTTGTAGGGGCAGGTTTGGCCACACACTGCGAGGTTCACTTAAGTTACGCAATTGGAGTAGCAAAACCAGTTAGTGTGTTAGTAAATACCTTTGATACTGGAGTTACATCTGATGAAGAGATACAAGCTTTAGTGAACTATGTGTTTGATTTCAAACCAAAAAGCATAAGAAAAGAACTCAACCTTGATAATGTTAAGTTCCAAGAGTTAGCAAAGTATGGACACTTCGGTAGAGAAGATTTAGATGTTCGTTGGGAACATGTAGATGATAAGATTACTGAATTGAGAAACCTATATGAGAAAGCCTAAAGAAATACATCGATTCTACAAATCAGTGGCATGGCAAGTAGCAAGAGAAATCAAGGTACGAGACGCTAATGGAAAATGTGAAAGATGTGGTGTTTTAGGAGAAGAGGTTCATCACATCATTAAGCTAACGATAAACAACGTAAAGGATCCAGCGATTAGTTTAAATCAGAAGAATCTGGAGTTGTTATGTAAGAAGTGTCACAATGCAGCGCATAAGCGTTTCTCGAAGTCACAGCAATTTGATGAAGATGGTAATTTGATTTCACGATAGATCTCGTTTTTATATTTTATTTTTGATATAATGTTCTTAAAAGAGGTGTGTCAATGAAAATAGATGAACTAGATTTAGAAAAAACATATCCTGGATATAAAAAATACGGATATAATTTCTCAGTTGTTTTGTCTCAAGATAATAAGGTTGAGTTTTTAATTAAACACACATCTGAAAAAATCTTGAATTATATTTATGTAATAAAAAAAAATCAAGTGATGTTCCCTTATATAGTAAAAGGTGATTCACTACCTCCATTATTGGATAGTATTTTTCTGCATTATGATGAGATCATGAGTATAGTTGATTTTGCTCAAAGACAAACATTTGTAGATGACATTGTTGAGAATGTTGTTGCTGATTATTCAAAAAAAATATTTAGATGGGCGTATGTTAAACGAGATTATGGTATTCCCGTTTTTCTTGCTGACGAATGTTTCTATATAAAGAAAACTGAAGAAGGGTATAAACACTTCCAGTTTGAAAATAAGTATGTTTCTAACAAAAATGAAAGTAACAATAAAACTTTAAAAGGGAATACTAAAATATCTAAAAGAAGCTGTGAAGTGTGTGGATGTGATATTTCAGGTAGACCAGTACATCATACAATGTGCTATGATTGTTGGAAAAACTATTATAGGGTTTCTATGAACCATGATCAAGACAAGGACATTGATACATCAAATTATGATGTTGACGATTTTGGTCAATCAGAAGGATATGACGATGAATGGGGATTTTACAATATTCATGGAGAGTTTCCTGATTGGAAAAAATAATGACATAAGCGTTTCTCAAAGTCACAGCAATTTGATGAAGATTGCAATTTGATAATGAGCTAAATATCCTTTCATGTTATAATACTTTTTGAAAGGTGTTGATTGCATATGCACTTACAATGTACGAGAGCATTACTTGATTATATAAAACCAGAAATTACAGAAAAAGATACAGATAATGATATGTATGCTTGGCATGCACATTTGGTTAAAAGAAGTCGTAGAAACTGCCTAGTTCTAATGCATGATTTATCACGATTTGTATTAGTTTTCTACGGAGTTAAAAAAAGTGACTTAAAAGAACTCTATGGATCAATAAGCATTGCAATGATAAATGCTATGGTGGGTGTCGGTTTTGAACCAGAAAAAGTAACAGAATACATCGAAAGACAACCTGAAGGATTAACATTTAATAAAACTAAGAATAGAACACTCGTAGCTCGATTAAATAAAGCTGTAGAATCAGTAGATATCATAATGAGTGAAGAGGGTTATTATGAAGATAACATTGAACAGGTTCACGCAAGTATTTTTTGTAATCAGTTCCTAGTTTGTGAAGATAATTACAAAGTTTGTTATGAACCAATGGAGAAATTAAAAGAGTATTTGGACTTATTTTTAGAGAAATAACCCCCGCCCCAATGCCTATTATTTATTTGCGAAGGGTACCGCGTAGGGGGACGCTTAAGATACACGAGGTAGATTTTTTAAAAATCTGATTTTAAGTTTTGAGGTGAAAAGAATGAGAAAGTTTTATGACAAAATTAACTCGCTAAAGTCTAGTGAAGATTATGACGAATACAATATTAAGGATGCATTGATGAGTTATATGATAAGTAGAAACCTCTCAATTCCAGATGAAGTTATTTACTATTCCTTTGTTGAACACTATTCATCAGAATGGTTTCTTGAAGAATTTATAGATATAAAACTTGATCAGTGTGAATTTCAAGAACTAGTCATGACAACTAATGATGTCTTGAATATTGAATATGCAAACTTTGTCGATGATGGAATAAAGACTGAATGTGATTGGTATGATGAAATCATTTTAAAATACTATCGAGAAAACAATTTTCCAACTGGAACTTTCAATCATCCAATTCTAGTGATATTTAAAAATGGAAAATACATTGCACTAGATGGGAATAATAGATTAAGATTTTTCAGGTCACTTGTAAAGTTTCGTAAGGAAATTATACTCCCTTCTCACAATGTGTTTTTCTTAATGGGAGTTGAATAAAGTAAAAATGATTAATATAGAATACGAGCGACTGAAGTCGCTTTTTTCTTTGGTCGACGAATCAAAGCAAGAGTTAGCAGATAACTTAATTTACCAAGCTGCATTTATGAAAGTGGAACTTGATAAGTTACAAGAGCAAATAAGAGAATATGGTGCAGTCCAAACTTCTAATAAAGGTACACAACGTCAAACTGAAGCGGCTAAGTATTATACAAAACTTGTTAATTCATATGGAACGATAATCAAAACACTGAATAGTATTCTTGGTACACAAGTAGATGATGGAGATGATGCATTTGATGAATTTCTTAAGAGAGCAAGTGAATGAATTATTTAATTGAGTATTACAATGCTATCGAAGAAGGTAATATCATAGTTGGTGAGGAACTCAAAAAAGAACTAGATCAACTTATTCTGGATTTAGAAAATCCTATATATTACTTTGATGAGAAACCAGGTAACTTAAGAATAAGTTTCATTGAGACATTTTGTAAACACACGAAATCTCCATTCAACGGAATGCCTTTTATATTAGAATTATGGGAGAAGGCAATCATCCAAATTGCTTATGGTTTTAAGATGGCTGAATCAGGGTTACGCAGATTTAATGAAGTCATATTATTGATTGCACGAAAAAATGGAAAGACTACATTTGTTGCAGGCATTGACTTAGCTGAATTCTTTCTATCAAGAGGTGGAGTGGATATAGTATGTGCTTCTAACACTACAGAGCAGGCAAATATTTTGTTTGAAGAGATTAATAATATGAGAGAACAATCTCCTGCGCTGTCAAAAGAAACTAGAAGCAAAAAGAACATCTATCACATTTATTCTCCCAAGACAAAAAACAAGATTAAAAAGTTATCAGCACAATCCAGAAACAAAGATGGATATAATATAGAAGTTGGTTGTATTGATGAAGTACATGAAATGACAGATTCCAAAGTCTATGATGCTATCAAACAATCCCAATCAACTAAAAAAGAACCACTCATATTTATCATAACCACTGAAGGGACAACCGTTGGTGGTTTTTTAGATAATAAACTAGACTATGCTAGAAAGATGCTGAAAGGTGAAATTCAGGATGAAAGAGTACTTCCGTGGCTTTATACACAAGACTCAACAAAAGAGATATATGAAGATCCAAAAACATGGCAAAAATCAAATCCTAGTATAGGAATTGTTAAGTTAAATAATTACTTAGAAGATGTTATGAATAAATCAAAACATGATCTATCTACTAGAGTAACCATGCTTTGTAAAGATTTCAACATTAAACAAGCTGATTCCGGATCATGGTTATCATATGATGATTTAAATAATGAAGATAAATATACTATTGATGATCTGAGAGATACTTATGCAGTTGGAGGAGTAGACTTATCTTCAACTACTGACCTTACATCTGCAGTCCTTGTTATTCAAAAAAGAGATAGCAATAAAAAGTTTGTAATACCTCATTTCTTTATGCCAAGTGAAGTTGTAGCGAAACGAATCAAAGAAGATAATGTTCCATATGATATTTGGATAAAGAAAGGTTATGTGACATTAACAGATGGTCATCAAAACGATTTTAGTTTAGTCACACAATGGTTTATGAAGATGATACAAACATATGGGATTAGACCACTTTGGGTTGGATATGACCCGTGGAATTCACAATATTGGATAAAGGAAATGGAAGATTTAGGTTTCAATATGGAGAAGGTAAGACAAGGTATCTATTCATTATCAGAACCAATGAAAATCTTAGAAGCTGATTTAAAAAACAATGTAGTGAATTATAATAACAACCCAATCATGAAATGGTGTCTAGCTAATACTCAAGCTAAGGTAGATTTGAATGGAAATATCCAACCATCTAAGCTGAACTCTAAATACAAACGTATTGATGGAACCGTTGCATTAATCATTGCTTATGTTGTTTTAAATAGATATAAGAATGATTATGAAAATATGATATAATTATAAGTTGAAAGGACAGGTGTTAATGCATGAGTAAACTTGTTATTATTGGTAATGGTTTTGATAGAGCACATGGAATGGACACAACCTATTGGGATTTTAGAAATTTTATTGAAGAAAAATATCCTGAAATCTTAGATGTTTTAGAACACTATTCGTTAAGAGATAAGAATTCATTATGGAATGATTTTGAGAATAGTCTGTCTAAACTTGACATTGATCGTTTAAGAGATAATTCATTGATTGCTACGATGAAAGGTAGAAATGATGATGATTACTACTCAGGAGAAGATGATGGAGTAGCATATTATTTAAACGAAGAAATTGGATTCATTTATCAGTGGTCTGACTTGATTTTAGAATGGGTATCAGATTATATTGTTTTACCAGATGTAAAAGTTTTTCAAAGAAATCTAATAAATGGTGATAACTATTTTTTTTCATTTAATTATACAGATACGCTTGAATACACATATGGGATTGAAGATAACAGAATCAATCACATTCATGGGAGAGCTGGTTATGAACCGGATCTGATAATGGGTCATAGAGATGATGTTTTGTTAGAAGACTTAACTGATAATCAAATAGATTATGCTTTGGATCAAAAGGAAAGCTCATTAAGAAAGTCAGTATTAGATTATTTAAAAGCATCTTACAAAGATGTATCATCAATTATTCAAGAATGGTTAGTATATTTAGAAGAATATAATATTGTAGATGAGCTGCATATTATTGGTTGGTCTGTAAATGGAATTGATCTTCCTTATTTTGACGCCATATTAAAAATAGTACCTAAAGGAACACCAATATATCTATATTACTATAACGCTACTGCGAAACTAAACTTTGAAATTAGCTTATCTGAGTATATAAGTAAATACAAAATCAAATTATTGGATATTAATACAATAAAGCTTCAAATCAAATAGGAGGTGCACATGGCCTTATTTAATCGAAAAAAGAAAACTGGATCATTTGATGCACTCCAGTTAATCAGCAATTTAAATAATTTTTACACTCCGTTTGGAACGAACATTTCAAAGAGTGATGTTGTTAAGATCTGTATAGATCGAGTAGCTAGCCAATGCGCTAAACTCAAACCAAGATATATAAAAACAGAAAACGATAAGACAGTTACCGAGAAAAAAGGTAAACTGTCTTTTTTGTTGAAATATAAACCAAACGAAATAATGACACCATATGATTTCTTATATAAAACTATCACATTATTGCTGTTGAATGATAATGCCTTTGTTTATCCAAAATTCGATAGGGATTCAGGAGAGTTAAAAGGTATCTATCCGTTACGTCCAATCACTGTCGAGATGATTGTTGATTCATCAGACACCTATTATATTAAGCTATTGTTTGATAATGGAGAATCATATATTTTGCCTTATGATAATGTGATTCATTTAAGACGACACTATGCGCAAAATGATATCTTTGGTGGAACTGGATCAACTGGAGATCACGTAGCAATCCTAAAAACAATATCAATAAATGATAGTTTACTTCAAGGAATCGATAACGCTGTGAAGTCATCTATGCAAATCAAAGGTATCTTGAAAATGAATGGAATGCTTTCAGAAACTGATAAGAAGAAGCAACGCGAGTTATTCGATGCTGCACTTTCTGAATCAGTAAGTTTAAAAGGTAGTTCAATTATACCTATTGATCTAAAATCAGAATACATACCACTACAAGTCGATCCAAAACTCATCGATAAAGATACTCTTGAATTCTTGCAGAGTAAAGTTTTGGATTACTTTGGAGTATCAGTACCAATCTTTACAAACAAATACACAGAAGATGAATATAACTCATTCTACGAGTCAACGATAGAGCCTCTTGCTATTCAATTAAGCGAGGCTTTTTCTTTAGGCTTACTTACCGATAATCAGTTAGAACGTGGAGAGCAAATTATATTCTATAGTGAAAGATTACAATATGCTTCATGGAATACAAAAGTAACAGCAATCGAGAAACTAATGAGTTTAGGTATTATGTCACTTAATGAATCAAGAGCGCTTTTAGGACTTGAACCAATAGAAGGCGGAAACAAACGACTACAATCATTAAACTTTGTGGATGCGGATAAAGCAAACCAATATCAAGTAGGAACGGAGGAACCTAAAGATGAAAATAACAGTTAATGGAAAGATATCAGAAGAAGCCTTAAAGGTTATCTTAGATACACAAAAGAAGAAAACGATTATCATTGATGATTATTGTAAGAAGGAAAAACTCGAGTCTCTTTTCTATAAGGACTCAGAGCTTGAATATGAATATCAAAAACAAGTAACACCTAAACCTAAGAAAGTGGAGACCAGAAATAATGATAAAGGAAACTAGACTCGCAGATGTCACGCTTCATGAAGAAGAGGATAAAATGATATTAGAAGGCTATGCATTGGTCTTTAATAATGAAACACTTATCGGTGATGAAGAATATGGTTTCTTAGAAGAAATTGATTCAAGAGCACTATCAGAAACAAAAATGAAGGATGTTCCTATGAAATACAATC